CAAAAATGTTGGGAATACAGAGATATATTTAGTTGACCTTAAAACTCCGTTCACATACATACCGATATTGATGTCTATCTCGGCATCCAATACTGGACGGTATGAAGGATCAAGTGTCAAGGTCATCTGCAATCCCAAGAAAAAGGAATAAGTACCACCAACGGGGACAGTATAAGCACCCGTAGTTGGATTGTAGTTTGCCCCATTGTCAAAAGCACCACCGCTTGTATCGTTGTTAAATATCAGCGTAGTTCCCAACGGCAATGATTGTGGTGTTGTCAAGCGACTTGCCAAAAACAATCGGTTTGTCAATTGCGTAGATGATGCAATCAACCCGTTTGGTGGTGGAACAATCAACCTCTTGAATCGGTCAGTATTGAAGAAGGAATCGTTGGTGTATGAGTAACCAGCACCCGTGAAGATTTTGTCAATGATGGTCTTTGCATAGAGACAAGGTGTGAGTTCGTTGTACTGCCAATATGCAATGTTTCTTGTATGACCTTTGTCAATCATCGAATACACATACCCATCACCATAAGCAAAAGCCTGTGAGCTTCCGTTCTTGATGATGCTTGTATCCCACGAATTGAAGATGTTACCTGAAGACAAGGAGTGATTGTACTCCGAGAAATCCAACGCATTCAGTTTGCGTTCTGCAATGGTTGTAAATAGGTCAGCAGTTTGCCCGTGAATGCTACATTCATAAACTATTGCCGTGCTATCTGTGACATTGATTTGAATCAAGCGGATGAATCCCCTCAACTGCTCTATCTCATCCAACAGAACGACTGCTGATGCTTTCTTGTTAGGGTTGAAATCGGGTGCGAATTGTGTGGATGTTCTAACTGTGTGTTCAACCTCAAAGATGTGTGAGAATAGTTTGTTGTTTTGTGCCGTGCCGGGAATCGTGATTGTCTTGGTCCACTCGCTGGACCTTGATTGTGGTTCACGGATGTCGGCAATTGCCTTGTTGATTGAGATGTCAAAATCAGCAGACAAATCAACTGGTGTGTTGTTGACCAATAACCTGATCATATGCGTTGCGATTTGTCAGCGAATGAAAGAGTGATGTCAAGTTCCAAGTTAAACATCCTATCTTGTACCGTCTTTTTCTGCTCGTAGTTCGCGTTATCAATGTTGACTGCATACAAAGTGCCGTCATACATATACACCACCGGAGATTCAATCAGGTCTTTCAGCCAAACGGATTCGGTGTCGTTTATCCAGTTGCTGAACAACTTAATTTTTTGGCTTGTTTCTGTGTGATAATTTGTGCGAGTTCTTGCCGATGTTTGATATCCGTAAGTTGCACCAAGTGTGTATGGGTTCTGTTGGAATTGCTTTCGTGTGACTTCAAAGTTGTCTCTTCTCACCATATTAAAACGAAAGGATTCAAACCCTCCCAAACGGTTCATAAAGAAGATGTCAGTTGTTTCGTACTTACTGCATTCATCTTTTATGTTGAATCGGTATGTCTCGGATTTGGAAGTACCTCCAGCCTTCAACACCACATCAAAATAGGTTGCTGCACCAGGGATTGTCAATTGGCTACCCACGGGGATTCTCACGACCTTTGAAGATGGCAAAGAGAATGTTTGTGTACTGGCATCGGAGTAAGTAATCAAAACGCTTGTAGCATCTCCCTTCAAACAATAGAGCCAATCCTTTTGGCTTCTGTGGATTGTTCGTGTTCTCACATTGGTCAAGAACTTTGCGGATGTGGATGTGGCGAGATATTGCCCTTCAGCATAAGTCACCAAATTAAATGGGTTCAATGATGCATTCCAAACCGTTCCAGTTGCTGAAGTCAAGTCAAGGTATTCGGTGATTGTTCCTGTTGCTGATGGTGAGTATTCATACCCAAATTCAACCTCGTAATCTGTAAATGAGTTTACGCATCCGCTTGGTGATGAATCGGTGAATTCCCAATTGTTTGTCACATAAGATTCCAAGATTCGCCCAATGTTGAACACCCCTTTATTCGTACTTCCAAAATAGATTGGTGCTTTGAGTTTTGCCACGGTAGTTGATGCGACCTTGACATCTGCAATGAACTTGAAATTGTCCTTTGTGTAGATGCCACCGCTTGATTCAGTGATCACGAAGTTCGTGTCATTGAATGCTGGGTGATAACTGTTGGGTTGTTGAGTGATAGATAATGCCACGCTTAAAAATAGCACTCGTTGGAATGCGTTCCATTTACAACATTTCGTGCAGACAAGCGACAACATAGGCATTGAATCCTTTTGTCGCTGCCTGTTCTATTCGCTTCTGTCTCTCCTTTGTTTTCTGCTTGTAGAATGCGATGGTGTTCAAGAACTCAATCAAGGGCATTGTGAGAATCGCATCCCACTTCGTACGGTCTCCTTTGACAATTCTGTCAACCAACTCCAACCAACCTAACGGACTTGCGTTATCTCCTTGTTCAACTTCTCCATCTCCTTGATCAAATAGGATTGGATAGTTTTCAATAACTCCGGATAAACTGCCGAAAAAAAAAGCGAATAAGAATACGGAAGCGGAACAGCCATTGACAGAAACAAATCACACTTGTCTTGATAGTGTGCTTGTGCGTCTTTGATGGTCTTTGATTTGCCAAAGAAATCCACCTCGTACGCAAGTAAAGCCATTATCTTGTGAAGGCTTTCAATCGTATCTCCGTTGAACACTTGCTGGAGTTCAATGAAGTGGTGACCGCAAATCTCGTTTGGTGTTTTTGCCAATCGGAAATATCTGCCTTTGTGCTTAAACATAAATTGCACAGGTCTGTTTGGAAGCTCATTCAAGAACTCCAACTTTTTGAACTCTCTTGTAAGGTCATCAATCGGCATTGATTCAACCTTGTCCATTGACCAATGGTTAACGATGGCAAGGATGTTCATTGTCCGTTCAATGTTGGACATATCACGACAAGAGTGTATCTCTTGCAGTTGGTGGATGGTTATGTTGTTCCAGTTCATATCGTTTCAATTTGTAACGGTTTAAGCAAAATAAAAAGTTCCCGGTCTATTGTGTTTCTTGCAGTCAACTGCCAAAGCCAAAGCCATCACGCAGTCATCGTGCAACCCTTGTGGTGCAGTATACCTCACACCCGTTCTTGTGTACTCAAATTCAAAGTTTTCCATCTCACTTCCGATGGGTTCTTCAGGGAAATACACTTCCCTATTTTGTACGCTGATGACCAACCCTTCAATGAGTTGTTGTTTGCTCTGTGATGTGAACTTAAACCCTTTGATTCGGGGATGGCTTCGTTGCAATTGCTCAACGATAGGATCCCCAACTCCAGTTGAATCCACGAATGCAGGAATCACACCGATCAATGTCGTAATCTTTGCCAATGTTTGCGACCAATCCGCTTGGAATCGGTCTACATATGATACGCAATTCATTGCATCCAACCCAATGATCACCGTATAATCCGAATACTTCGCCAAATCCACTCCCCAAGCCACAACACTTCTGTTGGTTACTGGCTTATAACAACTGCGGATTGCATCAATTCCGAATGGGTTTGTCTTGTCATCCGCTGGTTCTGCCAAATACAACTCATTGAAAACGTGAAGTGGGAGATCTCGTTTGGCTTGTTCAACCTCCTCAAGTTTGAGAATGCCTTCCTTGACCGCATCATATGCCGTGATCTTGAAATACTTATATTCATTCTCACCGCTTCTTGCTCTTTCGCCCAACTTATAGAACCAATTCTTTTTCCCTTTGACATTCCCAATCAGTTTGCACTTGCCTTGTGTGGCAGTTAGGGTTGAACGCATAGCATACCACGATTCCTCACGCATACGAGATGCCTCATCTATCACCGCAGCATACACATCATCCCCATACAAGTTGTCCGGCTTCTCCCCTGATTTGAATTCTATCCTTGCACCAGTTGGAAGCGTCAACAATAGTTTGGTTTCGTTACTGATGAAGAAGTTCTTGTCCGTGACTTGTGACTTCATCCTTCGGAATGCTATTTCCGCTTGTTGGTATACCGGAGCAACCCACCAAACAGATTGGTTGTCCTTGCATTTTAACGCTTGTTCAAATAACCATATGATGTGACTTGCCGTCTTACCCGTCTTTGTACTCGCAGCAGTAATGGTAAAACGAGCATCACAATCAAGGATGTCTTTTTGGTAACTCGTGACATATGGTCTTTGATAGGTTATTTGCATAAACTTTGGTACACACTTAATCTTGTCAAGTTGTGAAGGTCAAGGTTGTGGTATGTCTCACAATAGATGCGATTTGATTCGCCCATTGACCGTCTCACAGAATGACCAGCATCAATCAGTTTCTCAATGGATGCCTTCCAGTTGTTTTGAGTTGCGAAGATCACGCCATCATTTCCGGTATGGTATAAGTATGGGTAAACTGCTGAACAGATAATGGGGATAGAATAGGCAGCGGCTTCCACAATCTTCAATTCCGATTTGCAGTTGTTGAAGTGGTTGTCCTGAAGGGGTGCAAGTACGAAATCAAAGTGCTTGTAGACCTCACCGTATTCAAATACCGAAGTGCCTTGAACGATGTTGGCTTTCGGAATCAGTTTCACGATGTTGTTCCAATGATCACTTGGAGTGTATCCGCAAATGTAGAAATCCACATCCATTGAATTGATGTCATCGGCAATGAGCTTCAAATCCTCCTCGTGTGTGATTCCACCAACCCATCCTATTTTCACTCTCTCGTTCTTCTCCTTTGGTTGCTTCCATTGGTTGTGAGATGTATCCAGGCAGTTCGGCACAATGTAGACATTCTCATTGATTGTCCTCACTTCATTGGCGAGTTTTTGAGTTGTGCAGAATACCGCATCCGCATAGTTGATGGCATCCTTGATGGAGTTCTTGATCCCTTTGCGATAAGCCCAGTATGCAGGGTTGTATTTTGGAAGTACCCAATAATCATCCACATCAATCACATAAGGCTTTCCGGCATCCGTGATTCGTTTCAATACATCGTACTGATTCTTACCGAGCCATCTTGAGAAGACAATAACATCGTAGGGTGCAAGGTCAACCTTCATCCATTCGGCTTGTGATTGGCAGACATCAACCACCGCTTCTCCGTTTATTTGCATTCTCAAATGTGGTGCGTAGATGCGATGGTAAACCACACCATTGATTCCGTCTGTTAGTATTAAAAGTTTCATAGGGTATTAAGTAAAAAGTTAAAGCCTTGATTTGTTACATAATCAAAGCCATTGTTTACAGGGATAACATTTGGTGAGTGAACGCATACCTCAAGCAATCGTTTTACCTTCATTTGTTCTGCGATTGCGTAGGTGCTTGACTGATTCCCAATAAATGCCTTGCAACTGCCTACAATGGTTGCCAACATCAAAGCATCCTGACATTTCAATAGTTCACAATCCAACTTCCATCTCTCGGTGAATGCGATATACTCCGATTCATATCCAAAGAAAACGCACTTGTGTTCCTTGAGTGGGAAATAGTTGATATCGTGATTGCGATAACGAGCAGAGAAGTTCAAGAGAATCTTGTCCGCAAAGTATGGGATAGGTTCATTCGCTTCAATGCAAGGTTCGTGAAGGTCGGTGATCAATTCAGGATACACAAGAAAGTGATTCCGTCTCAAATCACCAGCAGCAAGATTTAATCCGTGACGCCTGAACTTATCAAAGTCATACCACATATCACTATGGGTATGCATATGAACGCCTTTGATGTACGACTGATGCTCAAGTAATGGTTTGATGTATTCGTATGAGTTTAAGTTCATACAGTATCCTCCGCTTGGATGACCGGCAACAGTATTCTGCTCACGGAATCCGATGTGAAAATCTACCGCACCGTGTAACTCTGCAACTCGCTTGGTTGCCGTGAGTGAATAGATCAAATCACCAAGATGTCCCGACTGGATTACTCTCATAGTTCTTGCAGTATTTCTTTGACCTCCAAATAGAACATCAACTCATTGCGATTCTCCCAAGTTTTATGAGACAACGCCTCAATGATTTGGTCAACTGCAACCAATGAGCAATCCTTCACCGTCAACGAGTTGTTGAACGATTCTTTGATTTCTTGTGCTTTGTCTTGTGATGTCATTCGTACGGCAGTAAGGGGATGGGCATCCAGTACAACATCTCCACAAAGTTCCCTGTGAATTCATCAATCCAATAACCCTCAATGTAACGGGCAAGGTGTTTGATTTCTTGGTTATCACTCACCACACAAAGTCGTTCATCTTCAGGTGGTAGGATGTTCTCATCTCTCCAGTTTGCTTTCATCTAAATTAAGTGTTATTGTGAAATTCTTACTTTCTATTGTTTGGTCAATCGTTTCTTTTGGTTTGCCTTGTGATCGTGTTAACAACATCTCCAAGTTGAACAAGGAGTTTTTGTCGTGCGATTTCAATAATGCACCGGCAATGATTCTCTCTAGTATAGTGAACTCATCACCCTTGTCTATCTTCTCAAGGTCTTTGCGTGACATCGTGAGCATTGTATTGACGGTATCCTCAACTTGGCTTTTTTGATATCCAATTTCTTTCAATTGGGTGATCAACTTCTTTGGTCTGCCGTGCGGATTTAGGACTTCTCCTTTCTCCGGTCTTGTCAAACTCCCTCCGTGTGGTTGCTTCTCTTGTATTGCCATATTCCCGAATTTATCCCGAATTTATTTTACCATTGACAATCTTTGTTCGTGAATAGATTTCAACCACTCCTTGTATTGTTTCTTATCTCCAAACTTGATGTGATCCTCACGACATAATGCCATCAGGTTTTCAATGTTGTCTGCCTCTTTGCTCCCTCCGATTCCTCTCGCTTCAATGTGATGGATGTCCACGGCAGTTTTGCCACACACCTCACAAGGGATGAAGTCACTTATGTCATATCCAAAATGGTTTAGGTATGTCATTGTGTGTTTCTTCATTGCTCATTCTTTCTTCTTCTCTTTGGTTTATGCTCATCATCGGCAAGTTGTGCTTTGGTGATGGCTTCTTGTTGTTGGTTTGCCCATATCAAAAGTGAGTGCAATGCTTCGGTCACACAAGTACTGCAATTTGGCAAGTTCCTTCCGAAGATTTCACGGTGGACATTGTTTAGGATTGCCCCTTGTTCAGGTGATGGTGCAAATACTTGTGTTTTCTTCCAGTTGTCGTACAACGGTTGGAGTGATAGTATAAATTCAATGTTGCTCATAGTTTTCAATTTCGTGTTTTACTTTTTGCCAAAAATAGATTTCACCATTACTTAAAAGAAATGTTGAATTGCATAACAACTCATCGCACATAATCAATGCACATTGAATTCCTTCATTTCTTTGTTGCAATCCAACCACGGTAAATTTGTCAACCAGTTCTTTCGCTTTATCTTGTGGTGTCATAGTTTAGTTTCTAATAGTGCGACAATCACAGTTGCGATGGATGCGTAAAGTATCCCCACCCAACCGTAGGTGTACAAGAAAAAGGACAAGCCCAACCACCACGACAAGCAGAAAGCACAGTCAAGGGGTTTCATTCGCTTCCATTTGGAATAATCGCTCCCGTACAGATAGCGTTTAAGAAGGTCGGCTGGTTTGCCAAAGTTTACAATGATGATTGCCAAACAAGCAATTCCAATTATTTCTGTGTGCATCGGTCTTTCATTAATTTAATTACTCGCAACACTTCACGAACGGAGATATCGGTCTTTCTATGGATTGCCCTTGCTGACATTCCTGAACACCATAGTTTGAATAACTCCCTTTCATAGAAATATGCTGATTCTGTCACTTGGTTTATTTTGTTGATTCGTTCAAGTTCAATTCCTTCCGTTTGCTCTCTCTCATCCAGTAAGTCAATCTCTTCAGCGAAGTCAATTTCGTACACATCCTGTTGATCATATATTCTTGATTCGCCAAAGGGATGCCGGTTGCCGTTGATACAAAGGTATAAAAGACGGATTGACCAAAACTGGATGTATCCGTCTCTGTATATTTTCTCGATTTGTTCATCAGGTT